AGAACCTTGTGAAAACGGCATATCCCGTACTCCTCTTTAAATTTATAAATGCTCGTAGAGATACCAGGAAACCGTAACGGGTACGAAATACCACGGGGCATCTACAATGCCCTGATTTCTCTCTGCGTATCGTATTCTAACAGTATAGCCGCCGTCTGTTAATCCTAGGCCGTGAGAAAACCGGGCAAGCACTAAATCAGCCAGCGCATCGGCGGCATTGGGGCCGCCATTAAGGGCAGCGTAGCAATCAATCAGATATAAGCCTTGATGCAAGTACGGGGCATTAGCGCCAACAGCAACAGTGCGCCTATCAATCGGCTGGAAGGTTGAGCGCAGCCAGGCTAGCTTATTAGGAACTTTGAATTCTACGTTATCCCATGCAATGCGCGGCACGCCCGCATCGGCGGGTATCCCAGCTGTTCCGGCTAGCTGCGCCTCTAGGGCTTTTCGTGCGGATGTGAATGCGCTCATGCTCTTAAGCCTTCGCCGCTATACGCTGCGCGGCTTCCGCTAAAATCTTAGGGAATTCAGCAGCAGAGGAGCGCACAAAAGAGCGCGGCGCTTGATTGTAGGTGCGCCCCAAACTATCAGTGCCAACAAACCCAAACTCTAAGCGCAGCGCATACTTTGCCGCGTTGAGAAAGTAAATGGTATCGCCCGCTTTTGCCTTGCTTAGCCCGGCATTAATTGAGGCAATAGTGACACCGCCCGATGGGTCCGGTCTGCCCTTGCTTGCACCGCTATCACTACCAATTGAGACATACCAAGAGCCGCGCAAGAATCCGGTAGGTGTTCCCGGCGCGGGTTTTTTCTGAATGCTGTTACCGGGTCCCGGCGTCCTTTTTACAATTGTTTCAAACAAATCAAACGTTGCCGTTTGCACCAGAGCATCCATGCGGCCTTTATAGCCATCAATGAGCTTGCCTATTTGATTGCTAAAATCGCCAAAGTTTCCCTTTATCATGTGCGCACCTGGCACAGATAAATAACAACGGTTCCGCCTTCCTCTATCTTTTGCACAGAGATAATATTCATGTCGTTGCCGTCACCCGTCACAACGTCCTGATTTTCAGGCACGATGCCGCTTGCAAGGGATGCAGCGGAAACCAGCAAGCGCCTATCGCCTCGTTGTATATTCGTACCATCAACATCATTGTTGCGGTATTCTATGAGCTTCCCGGTAAAGTCTGAGCTTGTGACCGTAACAGTTGATTGCCCGGTTCCCGTATTATATGCGCCAGTAGCATTTTTTTTTAGGCTGTACGTTTTGCCAAGGTCACGTAAAAGCTGATACGATGCAAGGGCAAGCGTTGTCATGGGTTGCGCCTCCAGCGGCTATCCTCATAGGACATATCATTATCAAACTGATCGCGCTCAAAACGCGGCTGTATCAGGTCTGAATCTTCTTTGAGCGAATCGCTTTCAGAAATACTAATCCCAGCAACAATAGGAATACCAATGCCGCCGCCGCCCGATGTAGAGGAGGAGTTCGCCGCCTGCTGCTTGTAGCGCCGCGCCATCTCAATGTATTGCTTATGAAGGCTGCTATAGGCAACGCGCACCGATTCAACAGAGGTATCAACCTTGCGGGCAAACTTAGCGGCCAACCCCAAACAAACAGCCTCAGACGCAAGAAAAACATCGTTAGCATTTTGCGTTAACTGGAAGTTGATAATTTCATCGCTAACAAGCTGATCCGTAGAATCAATATCGCCTATCAGGCTGCGAACGTGGTCGAGTAAGGAATATGACGGATCGCCGCTGAATGTCCAAGTCATGATTAATACCTATGAATTTAACCGATTCTATCAGAAGCGAATGCGTCAAGGGAATACAGTGGCTGGATTTTAGCGAGTCGCTTATTTTTTTCTAATCGGCAAGGTGACGGTCTGATCCATGGTGCGCCCACCTGATGTAGTAACCCGGTTAAGAATCTTTGCGGTCAAACCCTCTGTGCCAGCGGCAAGCCATACGGTAGTTACTGTTGTGGTGTTTGATTGGCTCTGGATAGTAAGGCCATTATCAACCGTAAATGTTGAGGTAGAAATAGTTTCGCCAGCGGCTAAATTCGCGGCCCAGTCTATTTGATAGTCGAGAACTTCGTCTGAATCTTTAGCCGGGAATTGTAGCAATGTCATTTTACCCTCACAATTCGTTCTAAAAACTCAATGCTTACCTTTCTTAATACAGGATTGACTTTAATAAATCTAGATTCAAAAATAGTCTTTACACGCCTATAGCTTGGCGGTTGCCCGGCTCGCTGAAATAAAATATCAATTCCGCTTATAGTGAACGTTCCACGCTCACCGCTTAACAGCCGCTGAAAAAACAGACCCACATTAGGGCTTGACCGCGTAAAAGTTCCTTGGTCTGATTTTAAAACAAATCCTTTGCGCAGTAAGATGGCAGTGCCTACAGCAGAAAACGCGCCGCCAGCAGCAAGAAATTTTTTTCCAATGAGAATAGATGCGCCAAAAAATACAGAATTAAAAGCGCCTAAACTCGCATTTAATATTCTATTGATAACCGTGGAAGCATCAACGCCGCTGGATGTAAATGATGCTGAGTTTATAAAAATTCTTTTCCCTAATAATAGTGGGGCATTAACGCCTGTTAATGCTATGCCGCCTGCATCCCCTGTTATTTTTTTTCCAGCAAGAATATTAACGGGGATACCAGAGAATACAAAGTCACCCGGATTTGTGGGCAGGGTGTACGAATTGCCGCCTCCGCCAGCGCCTCCATTAAAAAGTAATAACAAACTCATATGTCAAATTGCCGCAACATCACACTTGAAGTGTTGAGCAGCATATAAATAAATTCAACCTCTGTTGCACCGTCGACATAGGTGACATCAAAAGCAGTATCACCGACAACAGCCGTTCCTTGCGGGTAAAGCATTGTCCCCCATCCATCCATTTCACCAGTCACGATATTGAATTTAAACCAACGCCCGGTGTTTTCTTTTGTTATATAAAGAAAGTCTTTATAATAAACGTACTTAGTCCCAGTGGTGAACGTTTCCGTTAAGGGACTATACGGCACGCCGCTAACCCATGTGTTGGCTGCGATATCGTAATAATCTAAAACAGCACTGCCGCCGCCCCGGAAAGAGTAAATACGCCTGCCGTTAAGGATTGCGTTCTCCGCCGTCCAAGCCGCATCCGTTGCCGCATAAACCCAATGGCCAGACATACCCGCGCCCGGCGCTGCCGCTCGTGCTGCCCCCGGCGATAAAGTTGTCCAAGTGTTGGCACTAATGCTGTAACGATAAAGAGTAACAGCGTTGTTACCCATATAATAAATAAAATCGTCGTTACCCTCAATGGAGTATTCAGACGTTGCATCTGGGTTTGTAGTCCAAGCCGCTGAAACAGTTAAAACCGTTCCTGTGTTGCTTGCAATCGTTCTTATTTGACCTAAGCCAGTACCAGCGGTGATGCGCACTTGATAGTTTGCCCACTGGTTTGTTGTCCATGCCTTGCCGCTGTTTGTTAAAGTTGTTCCAGCTCCAGCCGTTGCGGTTCCTGTTGCAAAAGAGTTAAAGCCCGTCAGAATCCAGCTAGGCGTTGAAACCAACTTGCTATCCGTACCAATCGTTGCAGGCAATCCCGTGTTTACTAAGGTTGTCCATGTGTTTGTTGCTAGGTCGTAATGTTTAAATGAGCCTGAGGCAAGCGTACCAGCGCCAACAACGTACCAACGCGGCGTCAATAGGCGATATGTAGAGGAGGAAGTTATTGTGGCGCTAAAAGCACTGGTAACAGTGATTGTAGCAGTTGCCCCTAATGTATTGCTAGCAATCGTTCGCACGTCACCAGCGCCGGGACCGCCCGTAATGTGGATTGAATAGCCGCGTAAATCCCGCTGTAAGTTTAAGCCAGTTGCAACCGTTGTTGTTGAGCCACCTGTTGCCGTGCCGGACGGACCGACTGCCGAAGAAACAGCCGCCGCTCCTGCTCCAAAAGTTCCAGCAAGAGCCGGGGATGGTATCTGAGTAAATCCATCTTCTAATGGGTTAAAAATATAAGCAACAGTGTTGCTGGTTAAATATAACTGCTGCTGCCTATAGTGGCGGCTTGAACAAATACACATACCAGCAGCAGTAGCTACTGGAGCAGGCGTTGCAAACTCAAACTGTTTTCTGTCAAGAATTTTGCGTAAATTTACGGTTGTCGGCATGGGTTAGCTCACTGTGATAAGTTGTCTATTGAGGCGGACCGCTGTATTCATGAGTGCGGGAACTTGATCGTTTGCGTTAAAGCTGCCGATTGAAATCTGGTTTGTCAAACTTGCAACCGCTGTCACGTTTGTCACTGTAGTGACCCCAGTAACAGTAGTCACCGTGCCAATGTTGCCTATGCTGCCTGTGTTTGTTGCCGCATCTAAAGAAACGCGCATCCGGCCTGAAGCATCCGGCATCATAAGGCCAATTGATTTCGAGATATTATTCAATGCCAGGGTTAAACTTTGCAGGGTTGTTAATAACTCGCCGTCAACTTCAACAACCTGATTATGTGATAGATCAGATTGCTGGCGGGTATTAACTACCGCGCCCGTGCCTGGAAGGGTGATGTCATTTGACATATCATGTGACCGTTAAAACGCCGTTTGTGGCGTCAAAATCAATAGTTAACGTTTCGCCGTCAAGCAAAGTTACAGCCGCGCCGTAATCATACCAGCCAATGAGCGGGTCGGCTGGTGAGGTCGGTGTATCGTTGTAAAGCACCGCGTAACGGAATGGTCCGATGCTGCCGCCGCTTGCCGTAAAAATTGTATCGGCCAGGACTAACTTGTAAACACCAGCAGTTTGTCCGCTTGATGATATCGTGCAACTGTTTCCTCCAGCCGTGTAACCGTTGCCCGCGCTTATTTCCGTCAGGTTGGCGCGAATAGAATTCGTCGCAAGCGGCACGGTATTCGTAAGCATAACCTTTAGAGTATCAGCGCCTAGGTTGTGCACCCTTTCCGCTAAATCCTCTACAAAGGCATTAAACTTGTTAAAAGCAGCCATAATTTTTTATCCTAAGCGAGCGTTTAATATTTCAACAAAGCCCGCTTCAATTTCTAAAAGGCGAGCTTCTTTGTCGCCGCCTGCGGCTTCAAAATCAGCTATGTATTGCTCAAAGGCATCCTTTAAAGATTCAGCAGAGGCAGGGCTTACGAATTCTGCTTCTTTATCTTTTAGCTTCACAGTTTTATTGAGCTTTAAGAAATCGTAAAAATCACGATTGATGTTGTCATCATAAAGACCCTGAGCAATCAGATCTTGAATCTTTTCTTTTACAGCTGCGAATTTATAAACGCCGATCATAATAAGACCTTTCTAAAGGCAAAACGATTTATTTTAAACGTACCCGTTGCGCTGTTAGCGCCGCCGCTGGCGTTAAAACTAAAGAATAGCCATGTTGATAAAGTTGACAAATCAAGTGGCAACCGCACTGGTTTTGTACGAATAGTCATGAGACCATTATTAGGATAGCTAAGCATCTCACCAGAGCTATTCGGCAAGGTTGCATTAAGACCAGAACCGCCACCAAGCGCTCCTGCTTGCGCTACAATGAAATCGTTAGGTGGGCTTGATGCGTAATCCGAATACAATTGTAGGTAAATGCCATTGCAGTTTGCAAGGTTTGAAACCTCTAATTCTACCTCAAACTCAACAAGTGTGTTTGCTAAATCAGCAGGCAATAAACCATAACGCTGATAGACATAGCTGCCAAATTGCAACAGCCACAAATCCGTTGAAGTTCCAGAGCCTAAAGAGAATGCCAATGATTGCCGTGCGCCAACTTGACCGTTGCTCCACGGTGACTCAATCGCCGCCGTTAAAGTTCCAGCTGCTGTGCCGCTGTTACGCTGCATGAAATAGCCGCCCGCTAAGTTACCCGTGATGGTAACACCAGCCGCCGCTGATGGCGCGGAACCTGTGCCGCTATTGAAAACAGACATGCCTGCTAAGTGTGCGAAAGCCCACGTTACAGTTCCATCGGTTATGCTGCTTCCCGTTCCTGTTGGTCCGCCGCTGCTAGCAGTTGTTCCGGGCGATGTGCAATAGTAAACCCGGGCGGGCGAATCGTTCCGCGCCAAGTCACCAACAGCGACAGCCGTGTTTGCTGTCCAAGGATATGCTTCTAATAGATTCCCGGTCGGATTGTCGCTTGCTGCATAAGCGTCAAATTGAGTTGCCGCTCGCATTCCCGCTGTCTGAGGTCTTGCAATCCAACGTTCCGCAGCCGCAATAATTGTCATAGCTTGATAGAAAGCGCCGCGTGCGGAAAGATGCAGGCCGTCATACGTCATCGCCCCTACAACGTTTGACGCACCGCCAATCGGTACGTTATCCGATGTTCCATCCGTCAAGTAAACGCGGGGATCGGCAAGAGCAATATCTCTATAGCCTAATGGGTTGATGTAACTTTTTCGCGCACAATAATCTACAATAAGCGTATTAACGCGATTCATTGTGCGTTGACGCGCCGTAGTTAGTCCAGACCTAGGCGAAATAGGAACGGCAATAACTTTTTTGCCAGCATCTATTAAACGCTCATAACAGGTGCGCAAGTTAGCAAAGATTGTTGCCGCTGGTACGTCTTGCGTTAAGTCGTTTGTGCCGCCATAAACCACAATGATATCATTTTTACTTGCGATAACATCCGGCAAGCGGGCAACCATTCCAGCCGTTGTGCTTCCTGAAACGCCAAAGGTTCCGCTAGGATAAAAGACCCAACTAATCACCGCGCCGCTACCAGTAGGATCGCTAATGGTCGGGAAAACACCTACGTTGTTTACGTTGCCAGGCGACAGAATGTTGATTGCAGTGATAACGCCATTTGAAAGCGTAAAGGTTGCTTCAATCCCATCGGTATTAACCAGCGTAGGGGCGCTGTAATTAGAGCCGCCGTTCACAACAATTGCTTTGACTGCCCCGCCTGGTGCGCCGTTATATCCCGTTGACGTATCCCAAATTAAGCGGCCATTGCTTAATATTTCAGTGTAATAAAGATAAGAATGGTTTTGCGTTTGGGTTGTAACTTGCTGATTTATCCAAGTAACAGTTCCATCTGTTGACCCTATGTTTGTACGGGTAGGGCCTGATCCAGAACTAGCAGTAGTTCCGCCCGATGCGGTGTAAAAGAAATAGCCGCCATTCTGCCGCAAGGAACGAGCGGGGACAACTTCACTTTGAGTCCATTGTTTAATCGTGCTAGGGTAAACAGTAGACATCACAGACGATGCTGTGATGCTATCGCCAAGGCCATTTATATAAAGGCAATCAGCGTTGCTTAAAGACTTCCAGACACCACTTGCATGAAGGTATTCATTACGCAAGGTTGCATCGCCGGGCAAAGGGGCTGGCACTACACCTTGAAAGCCACCTGTTCCTGAATCGCCGCCAAAAGGTGATAACTGGCCGGAAAAATATTTAGTCGTTGCCATGCGTTTAATCCTTTGTAACTAAACAGCAACGGCGTCTTTTTCTACGGCCTTTGCTGCATCTTCTAATGATTCAGAATCTTCTTCGGCGTCTTCTTCTAGCTCTTGTTTCGCTGGCGGGTACGGCAAGCTGTAATGCTCACATACCTGTTTTTGCAGCGATTCCCGGTTGTTGCTGCGCTTAAAGCCAAGCTCTTGAATGAGAGCGGATAGCTTTTTAAAGGGCATATCAAACAAGTTAAACTCTTCGCCAGTGCTAGGAATTTTTACGATGTAGGGGCTAGGTAAAGCCGCCACCGTAAGCTCGTCTGGATGCCGCAATAAGCCAGCCTCAAACATTGCGCGTGCTTTTGCCGGGGTTAGTGAAAACTGTGCGTCCTTAAAGTGGAATTGAAAACCCGCATTCATAGGCTTGCCGTTAAATTTAAATGGCTTTACCACCACTAAATCCCTCGATAAGTCGAACCGTTGCGGCTTGCGGGTTTTCATTTTTTTAATTCCAATTAAGCAACAATGTTGTTCCAGAAATAACCTAATGTGCCAGAAATCAAACGTTGATCAATTGCCATTTCGCCTTCAACACGCTGTGCCTTCAAATGCTTCATTTCAAATTGATCAAAGCCAATGCCATTTGGATCGCGGCTTTCAATATAACGCTGCCAGCTGAAAGTGTAGCCAGCTGATGGCATTTCTAAGGCTGCCTCTGGTGCGGCATATGCGAGCAAGGCACGCTTACCAGCAATAAAGCTTTGTACATCGGTTTGACCTTCTTGTGCCGTGTTCAAAATTGCTTTAGAAACCAGCACGCGCTCAACGTCAAACAGATCGGCCAGAGCTTGGTTATTAACCTTCACAGCTTGGTTTGCGCCAATATTCTGAACGTACTTCACACGCTCAATAATATCGGGGTGATTGCGCAGTTGCTCGTAAACTTCAAAACCAAGAACAAGAACGTTTGGCTCAAAACCAGTCCGCTGCAGGATAGCTGATTTACCAGTCGAAACGTTTAGAATTGGGTCTGAGTTTGCATCATTCCATTGCAGCACTTGGTTTGTGCTAGGTGCCGATGCAACCCCGGCGATATCACCAGCAGTCCAAACACCCGCTTTGAAATATTTGTCAACCCAATCCAACTCGCGGCGCATAAGCAGCTTGTTGGTTACGAATTGCACAGCAGTGCGCTCTAAGTTAATAACCCGGTCGGCATTTTTCAGCTTCTGCCGATCAATATCGTGGTGGAAAGCTGTAACAGAGCAATTATATGTCTGGTTAGTAATTTTAAAGCCACCGCCAACAGACTCAGTCCCAGGCGCACGCAGGCGAGCCTCGTCACGGTTAAAGTCGCCTTGGTCAAATGTGTAATAAACATCCGAAGCGAAATCAACTTCAACCAGCGGGAAAACTTGCGTTGAAATGAAGTTTGATTGCTTCTGAATGTAAGCAATAGACATGTTCGTTAATGCGGAATCAACGTGAACGCTTCTTAACGTAGGTGTGGACATTTTATTCTCCTTAAGTTGAAACCACTATTTTTGAACAATTATTAAGCAACGCGGCCAAAGGGCTGTAACAGAATGCTAACAATGTCGTTGTCTGCAGCCGCAGCGCTTACAGCCATGCCTAAAATCCGGTTGCCAGAGGTTGCTGTAACGGCCTTTCCAGCCGCGCTACTCATAATCAGGACGCCAGCGTTAAAGGGTGCCCCGGCTTTTACTTTCACAATCCCAGAAATTGCCACTTCAGCAGCAATGCCTTTTGCTTGTGGCGCATTATACAGCACGCCAAGAGCAGGCAAGCCCGCCGTGCCAACGGGGTCAATCTCGCCATCGGACGCCATGGTTACGAATAGGTATTGACTGGCGGAATAATCCGCACCGGATACTGCGTTAACGGTTTGTACGGTGTTATCGAAAGCCATGGTGTACTCCTTAAGATTTTTAAAAAACGTTTAGTATTAAGCTGCCGCGCCGCTGCGCATTTGAGTGTAGAGAGCGTGACCTTCGGCGGTTTGAATCACCTGATCGTAGGCAGTAGGGAAAGAAACTTGCTTTTGAAGGGCAACTTCCTCAGCCATTTTATTGAGCTTTTCTTTGGGCGATTGCGGGTCAACATCTTGACCGTGACCTTTTTCAACAAAGCCGCGAGTTGCCAGCGCTTGGAATTGCTTAAGGAGGGTTTCAACACCGTTGCGCACAGATTCAGGTGCGGATTTCAGGTGCTTAAGAATCTCGGCTTTTTCCTCAGATTTACCAGGTACGTTGCCGAATTCTTTTTCAGCTTTGGCAATTAACTCGGTGCGCTCGCGGGCATCATCGGCGGCTTGTGCTTTTTGCAATGCTTCCGCTGCTTGCTTTTGGCTATCCTCTAGCATCTTGCGTAGATTCTCAGGCAGGGACTTTAAAAGCTCTTCCTGAGTAGGCTCGGCCTTTTGAAAATTAGCAGCGTCCATAGTTTTTTTACGATCAGCAGCAGACATTGCGCCAAATTTCTTTTGCATGTCACCGCTAAGGCTATCGTAATAGGCTTTATCGCGTGCGCCCATTGCCTTGAAAATTTCCAAATCAGCCGCCAGCTCTTCATTGGTTTTTTTGAGAGCGGCAATTTCTGCTTGAGTTGTTTCAAGGGATTTTTTCAATTCATCAATAGTCATTTGCGCCTCGCTTTTATTTAAATTTGTAACGAGATTGGGCAACACT